CCCTCCAGGCCCTTAGCAGCACCGTCCAGATCCAAACCCTGTTTGAGTTTGTCGAGTGTTGACAAGCTGGTCTGAACGTTTTGCTCAAACTGGCGATTGTCAAATCGCATCTCTACGACTCTCTCGTCGATTGTTGTGCTCATAGCTTTGTGACCTCCTTCCATGCGTTATTTGCGATCTGGTCAAAAATAGGCTGGATAGCAGGGTTGATATAATCTCTTCCCTGTACCCAGCCCCCAGTCCCGGTGCCATGCCCATACTGAAGAATGATGGCGATTGGGACTCCATTTTGAACATTGGAGTTGCGAAATGAGATGACGGCCGAACCGTTCTTGTTGGTGATCTCGTAGTACCACGAACTGGCTGTTTCTCCGGAGTCAACAGGCGTCGCAGACGCAAGGGCGGCCACTCCAGCTCGGCCGTACTTATCGAGATCGCCGAGATGGACCGCTTCTTTGGCTCTCTCCAAGAATCTGGTCAGCTTGGAGAAGTCGCCCTTTTGTCTGAACGTAATCATATGCCCTCCTGTTACAGCTTTTTGCAGTAGTCCAAAGAAACCCAGCCCACGCCGGATTTCAACTTGCCCCACTTCGTAGCGCCCTCACCCGTAGCCTCAGACACGATGGTGTAGACACCAGGGGCAATGGCCTTCTGGACGATAGCCGTGTTGGTGCCCGGCCCTTTCCGAATGCGCAGATCCGTAGCGGTGATACGAACCTTATACGGAACCTTGATCTCGGGTGCAGAGGGGCCAGGAGCAACGGGTTTCGTGCTGGGCGCTGTAGCAGCCCCTCCGTTCAGGGCGTCCAAGTAGCTCTTGACGAGCGCTTTGAACGCTTTCCAGTTGTTCATAGCAGTAGTCTTATTGCTGCTGCCAAAGATGTACGTCGGGCACCATTTTTTCCCGGAGATGGGATTGCAGCACTGTTCGTCTACATCAGCAAATTTCTTGCCGACCGACTTATTCACCCAATAGGTATGGGTGACGAGCTTGTCGATGGTAAGGCCGTTTTTCCAGAGCAGCCATGCAGCCAGTCTGGCACCGTTATCTCTGGCGATCTTGTCGTGCTCCGCAGACTCGTTCATGATGACCTCGATGCTCAGGCTCGTCATGTTACCGCCGTCGACCACAGAGCCATCGCCGGAATGCCACGAAACCTCAGCAGCTCCGACCGGGTCGGATGGAACCATGCCAGTGCCGGCTTTCAGATTCTGCCAGCCGCCGGTGTCGTCAACAAAGAAGTGGACACGGCTGCTGTTCATGTTCTGGTTGAACGTAGCTCGGGTATACTGCTCGCCGTCATCGTAGACATTGGCGAGGTCGTTGGTGTTGTGGATGGTCACGCTCTTCGCACGACCGGTGCCGCTCAATTTCTTCTGGCTCTTATACAAAGCGCCAGCGGAGAAACCGGCCTTCTTAGCCTTGGTAGCGTCCTGCCAGCGAGTGCCGTCCGGGATGATTTTCTCGCTGATTTTTACGCCGTTTACTGTGTAAGTGGCGTTCGGGGTCAGTTTTGCCATGGGACCGGCACTTCCTTTCTTTGCATACTTGTCGAAATACTTCTGGCCGTATTCGGCCCGCTGCTTCTGCCTTGCCTCGCTCTGGTCCGCGGGACGCTCGAACTGGAGGAGAACGATGTCGGATGCCTCTCGGACACTGACAGTCGTTCTCAGAACATTCAACACAGTCTTGTAGCCGGTGGAGAGTTCCTGCATCAGAAAACCAAGCTGCATCTCCAGGTCACCGATACTCTTCCCGGCGGCCTTGGCGTAGGCCAGCAGAGCGGCCTTTCGGCTGGGATACGTCCATTGAGCGAGACCATAGCCCGCCCGGTCATTGCCGAAATTGGCACAAGTGCCTCGGTCGACCATCTCGGTATACTCGGCGTCGGCCATACCCAGCTTACCCTCATAGCTGTTCTGGAGATTGTTCGGGCGAAGCCCGCTTTCAGCGTAGAGATTTCCCATCAAACCGGCTGTCCCGGCATCAGTGAGCCCCTGCGCTTTCAGATACTCCCAAATTGTCTTCTCGGACATAGCATCACCCTCTCGTGTTCCATCTTCTCTTGTTCGCCGCATTGAGTCTCTTGTTGTATGCGATCTGCTCCGCCCGGGGAATCTTCTGCGGCTTCTGGCTCTTTGCGTTGCAGACGTTGATAAGCGTGAGCAACCGGTTCAAATGCCATTTCTGGCACTCAAATGGGATACCGTGGCAGATCATCCAGTAGTAGATGATTTCAGCAGTTACTTTCGGTTCGCTGGCCGTACTCTTCTTCATGTTGTGAAAGGTGGTGGCCGTCATGGAAGCGTCGATATAGGCTTCTACCTCCCGCAAAATAGCTGGGGTGATTGCCTTATAAACCGAGGAGTCCACATTCTGCGTCAAGGTCATACACCGGACGTAGTCAATGGACTCCTCCGTCGTTCTTCTCTTCTTTGACAGAAACGGCTTGTGCCATTTCGACTCCCATTTTGAAAGTGAGACCAGCGAATGCTCCAGTCGAAGCGTCTGCTCTTTTACATAGATGAAATTCGCGACGCCATCAAACAGTTCCGTTTCGGGGATCGTGATTTCCAGCATTTCCGGTCTCCTTTATGGTGTCAGGCCGGAGGCAGCACGTCGGAACTGCCGGGGAGGGCAGGGGCGTCAGCAGCCGGCTCCACATCCGCCTTGGCCGGGATAACGCCGGCGAAGAAGTCGGCGGCAGCCTTGGCGTCAGTGGCCAGCTCCATGAACAACTGGTTGTACGCCTCCGTCTGAACAAAGGCGTCGCGGACCTCCTGGTTCTTGATAAACTGGCGGCCGTCGGGGGACTTCACGCCGTAGGACTTGAGGATGAGGTTCTTCATCGTCTTGATGATCTGTCCGCCGTTCTGCGCCTCGACGAGGCGCTTAATCATCGCGGTGAGGCCGCCGTCCACAGAGAGCTCCAGTTCGGCCACCTCAGCCTGGGTCAGGTTGAAATAGTGGTCCTCGGTGCGGTGGTTGCCGTTGTAGTCGACAAACTTAAAAGTCTTTTTAATCATGGTGCGATTCTCCTTTCAAAAATTAAAGAAAGCGGAGCCCTCGGTGAAGAGAGCCCCGCTTCGCAGGGTACGGATGTTGCGCGGGAAATCAGCCGGCGGGAGGGACTTCCTTGAAGAACGCGATGACCTCCTCGGGCATCGGCAGCCGGGACTCGACGGCGGCGTTATCGCCATCGGCATCCTTGCCATAGATGATGTCCTCGAAAGCGGCCAGCTTGGCCTTGTCGGTCTTGGTGGAGTCGATGGTCATGTGGGCGGTGGCCTTGTAGCCCGGGACGTCCACGGGGGTGGTAGTCAGAGACCAGCTCATAGCGGTGGCCTCGGGGCTGTCGTTGACAGTCTGGCGGTTCTTCTCGGAGGGAGACGCCTGAGCCCCATAGACCAGATGGAGCTTATAGCCGTAGTTCTGGCCGACCACGTCGTTGCCGATCAGGGTGCGGTAGGACAGGCCGAACATCTTGCGGTTCTGCTGTCCGATGGTCACGCCAGGGGCGACCTCGGCGGAGCCGTCGCACTCCTCGAACTCGGGGGGATAGGTATAGGCCTCCACGGTGGCGCCGAAGTCCTCGGCGGACATCAGGTTGAGGTACTTGATGTTGTCAGCCCAGACAGCGTTGGGCTCGCCGCCGGAGGGGGTCTCGTTGACAGCAGACAGACCGTTCCAGGGCACACCCTTGGCATACTTGCCGTTGTTGCCCATGGGAAACAGGACGCCGTGATCCAGGCCAGTCTCAAACAGGCGCTCGCCGATCTGGTCCCATTTCATTCTACTCATTGTCGATTTCCTCCTTTATAAGGTTAGAAGTATAGGGTGAACACGTCATGGTGCAGGTTGTCCGCTGTAAAATGGCGTTCGTGAACGCACATCGGCAGCAGCGCAACCTTTTTGGGCAGGTCACTGTCAGGGTTCCTGTAAATGAGGGTCACCTGATAGCAGTCGTGCAGCAAATAGGGCTGATTGTTGGCGAATGTTGGTTTTATGAGTTTGCGCTCATAAACGATGCAGTCATATTCCATCTCCACATCAGCAGGAGGCTGGAAATAGGCCCGGCATTCATCGCCTTTATCGGGGCAATCGAGAATGCTACACAGATTTTCGTGAAGTTCGATTCTTCTTTCCGTTGTAGACACCCCCAATCGTCAAGATCAGCCTTGGATACTGTACTTCCACTTTGGTCACTTTCCATTTCGTGCCCATGAACCCGACATAGCGCATCCGGTAGAAGTTCTGATAGGCAAATGGATCGGCGACTATGCTGATCTCATTTGCGACATTGACGTTGTCGTTGAGGGTTTCGGCAGATTGAATAAGCCCGGTGTTCCGAAGCAGGTCACCGCTATACATCCGTTCGGTGATCTTTTCCTCGTGAACGCCGGGCGCTGTCTCAACCGTATCAGCATAGCCTACCGGTCCATAAAATTTTGCCATTTTGAACTTTCTCCCTTAAGCGGCTGCACCAGAAGCGGGCTTCACGGGCTCCTCCAGAGCGATGGCGGACCACAGCCGGTGCAGAGCGCCGGACAGACGGGTCTCGATCAGGTACTTCTCCTGGTTGAAGTCGATATCGAACTGGTTGAAGCGGGTGATCTCGCCGCCCTTGGTGGAACCGACGGTGTAGTCGGCCAGGTTGACGAAGAGGCCCAGGAGCTTGTGCTGGACGTTGTCCTTGTCGGGGCGGGCCAGGCCCTCGAACTGCTCGGCGGTGTAGATGTTGTCGACGTTCAGGGCGGCGGCCAGATCGGCCTTGGAGTTGTAGATGCGGCGGCCGTTCATGTCGCGCGCCAGCAGCATCACGTTGACCAGATGGGGCGTGCAGAACAGGTCGGGCGTGCCGGTGCCCTTGAACTTCTCACGGGAGTACAGGGCGGCGGTGATGATGGCCTCGGCGTAAATGTAGTTCTCACCGAAGTTCATGTCGGTGCGGGAGCCCTGGATCTCATTCCGGGCGGCCTCGATGTCCACGTCATAGTGGATGGTGTAGAGGTCGTCATCGTTCCAGATGGAGCGGATGTGCTCCTCGGAGATCTTCTGCTCGTCGGCCTCGTCACGGCCGTCACCAATCATGATGGCAATGGCGATCTCCTCGTTGAGGGCCATCTTCATGACACCGTACTGATAGTTGACCACATCGAAATCGGTGATGTCGATGATGTCGTCCCTGTGCATGGAGTCGCGGATGTAGATGGTCTGGGGATCGGTGGTGCGCTTCATGAGCTTCATGTTGCCGGAGGGAGTCTTGCGCTTGCCCTTCTGGTAACCATGAGCCCGGATGTCGTCGCCACGGGCGTCCATGTTCTTGGTGCGGATGCGGCTAATGGGGCTCTTGTGTACCTTGCTCATAACCACGCCGACCCAGCCCTGGTCCCGGGTGATGAGCTCGGGAGCGCCGGTCTTCAGGTCCTTGTACTCGGGGAACAGAGCCTCGATGTCGTCGATGCCATGCTTGAGGGTGTCGCTGTTCTGCTCGGCATAGAGCTTCAGGGCGCCCTGGAAGGTGCCGACGCTCTTCGTCTTGGCGCTGGCGATAATCTCCATCTGGGCGGAGTGGCTCAGGGTAACACCCTGAACCTCGTCAGGCTTGTCGAAAACGTTGTGCTTCATGATGTTGTCTCCTCCTTCAGGATTGTCAGAATGTTGGACGGTGCCATCGGTTCCGTCGGGGTTGGGAGCAGGATCGCCCGGTTGGCCACCATCCTCGGCGGCCTGTTTGAGCATGACCCCCATAGCAAGCTGCTGCTTGGGAGTGAGGGTTTTCCACACATCCTCGATGGTCTCGTTGGGGTTTCCATCAGGCTTGGGGTCAGCTTTGGGAGGGGCGGCTGCCGGCTCCTGGCCGCCTTCCTCGGAGTGGCAGAGAGCGATAGGCTCGCCAGTCCCGATGATGACCTCCTGCTCGGCGCCCTCGCCATGGGCCAGATCCACGAAGTCAATAAATGCGCCGGGATTGGCGCCGGCGACGACCAGACTGAGTTCACGGATGTCTCCGTGAATGACATCCTTGCCACGGCCGTTGGACTGCTGCTTCAGGCCGTTGGCGTAGATAGACAGCGCCTGCACGTCGCCATGCTGTACCAACTGCTTGGCAGCCTTACCGCTGTCAGTGTCATTGAAGAAGCCATAGGCGTACACACCGTCCTGACGGTTCTCCAAGATGGCGTGGCCCAGGATATTAGCGGGGTCGTTGTGCTGGTGGTTCCACACAATGGGAACCGACATCCCGTCGCAATGCTTGAAAGCGTCGCGGCGAATCGTTCGGCCATCGGCGCAGACAAGGTCGTTTCGGGTTGCCCAGCCACTAAAGTCATACTTCAGTTCCATTTTGAACATTGTCCTCCTTTGGTGTTGTAGTGAGTTGCGATTTGGGTGTGTTCTCGGCCGGTGTGCTCAGGTTACTGTTCCGGAGCTCGTCCGCTTTCGGGTCGGTCGAGGGTTTCATGCCGATCTTCTGTCTGATCTCGTTCGAGGTCATGATTTCGTTACGAGTCATCTTGTCGGAAATCTCAGCAATCTCACCCACGGGCACCAGCTTGAACGGATCTCTGAAGAACAGAATGGACTGCTTCTGTGACCGAGCGGTTTTGGTGAGGAATTTCCTCTTCATCTCGTCAACAATAGCGGAGAGGATGGGTTCAATCGTCCTGGTGTAGTAGTTCTGCATCGTCTTCTCGTCGGCGGAACCATCCATGATGCCCTGAGTCAATCCCAACTGGCTGTAAAGCATACTCGTCAGGTATTCAATCTGGCTCATGAGATTGTTGTCGACGGGTCGATTTAGCTGAACCACATGCTCCGTTCCATCGGTGTACGCAACACCATACTTGGAACCGGACAACTGTTCCTCAATATCTTTACGGCGTTCTTCCGCCTGTTGACGCCTCGCTGCCGTCTTAATGACGTAAGGAAGCTGGATGATAAGGTTGAGCTTTCCGGAACCGCTCTGCTCATCGATTGCGTCCAGCAGGTTGAGTTTCCGAATCAAGCGCTGCATAGTGGAATTGGGCTCATTCATGACCGAGTAGAAAGGATTTTCTACGATAGCCACGGTGCTTTTAGGCACCAGAATGTCCTCTTTTTCTCCCTTGCGGTCGTTGTAGACCCGGACTTTCACATGCTGCGGATACCACTCCAGGATTTTCCCGGTCCGCATCGTAGTGATGTCAAAGGACCCTGTCTCCTTAGGGTTGAATGTTGTGTCCACAGGGACAATAGCAACACAGCCCTCGTCCAGCATAGACATGACAATGTCCTGAACGAACGCCCGGCCTGTCTGGTCGATATTTGCCTCCAAGTTCAGGCAGTTGTTCAGACCGCTCTCAATGACTTCCTTGAAGCGGTCGTTCTCGTCCAGCCGGACATGCTGAATTGTCATAGAAGACACATCCAAAGCGATGCGGTTATAAACCGAGGTCACAATGGAGCGTTCGTTTCCCCGACTGAAAATAGGCCGGTCCGGACGATATGCATAGCTGGGACCAAAGAAATAGCGGTAGCTGAGCGGATCGCGGCTGAGAAATGTGTTCCATGCGTGCCGCAGCCTGGAACCAAGCGTCATTTCCATTCGGAACTCATCACCTCCTTCATGACATAAAAAATCCCGCAGACCAATAGGCCCGCGAGTCCGTAAAATTACTCAAATGCTTCGGGGTTGTGCTTATAGGCAATGTACGCATCCATCATGGCCGCAACAGCGTCGATTTTCTGCTCATACCGCTTTTTTAGCAGTTTTCGATTTCCGTTGGTGTCTTCCATAGCGATACAGTTTCCCATCGCGTAGGTCATAAGCTCCTCATCGAAAATGAGCAGTCTGTCCTCAGCAAGTTTCTTCAGCTCGCCAAGAGGAACCGACTCTGTCTTCGCGCCCTGAATGACCTTTTCGATGCCAAACGGCCCATTTTCAGCGGCCCAGCGTTCTACGAACTCCTTGGCGTTGTACGGGTCATATCCAAAACATCGGACATCATAGCCGCAACGGACAATGTGATCGTCCAGGTCTTCGTAGACCTGCATCATATCCAGAACTGTTCCCTCAAGAACGATAAGACTACCCTCGTTCATGAACTGCTCATACTTGATTCGCATGGCTGCCGGAAGTTTGTTCAGCGTGCGGGAAGAAATGTAGTTCCGGGTCTTTACCCCAAAACGTCCATTTCGCAATGGGAAAAGAAATGTAAAGGAACAAAAGTCATCCCCCTGAGAAAGGTCTCCACCAAGAGCACAGGGCAGTTGCCAAAAGCTCCGATGAGGATGACAGAGGGTTTCTTCATACGTGAAGTAATAGGTATAGCCTTCCATCGGAAGACCAAACCGCTTTGCCAGAATATCATTGCGAGC